CTAAAAGATAATGGCCGAACAAATAGTATCACCGGGAGTATTTCAAAGAGAAACCGATCAATCCTTTATATCACCTGCTCCAGTTGAAGTAGGTGCCGCAATAGTTGGACCAACAGTAAGAGGCCCTATAGAAAGACCTACTGTTGTAACCTCATTTGCTGACTATAAGAACAAATTCGGAACAACCTTTGTATCCGCTTCTGATAACTTAGAATTTCTTACCTCTATAGCTGTACAAAAGTATTTTGCTAATGGGGGTAATAGTATGTTAGTTACAAGAGTAGTAAGTGGTTCTACAGATAGCTGGGATTTCGCTGACAACACTCATATTTCATCATCTGCCAATGGAAGTACACAACCATTTCGCTTAGCTACTATAGGTGAAGGTGCTGTACTTAATAACTCAACAGGTACTCTTGATGCTGGTTCGCAATACTGATGGTTCTTTAATATCAGGATCTAAAGATAATTTAAGGTGGGAAATTACAGGTATAAACAATGTAGCAGGTACATTTAATTTATCTATTAGAAGAGGTGATGATAACACTAATAATAAAATTATTTTAGAAACATTTGTAGGATGTAGTTTAGACCCCAAATCCGAAAATTATATAGCAAGAGTAATAGGCGATCAATATACAGACACTGTTACTGAATCTGGACAAACTTTTATCAGAGTAAAAGGTGAATACCCTAATAGATCTAAATTTGTAAGAATAGTATCTGCTTCACAAACGCCAGACTATATAAGGTTAGATGGTAGTGTAGGAGTTGACAGTAACAATACAAGTTACAGTGGTAGTTTACCTACCGCTTCTAGTGGTTCTTTCCATGGTGCCGCAGGTAGTAATATAGAAGTAGGCCATACAAGTGGATTATTAACATTTAATAATATAGCTTCTAATAATAGTCAAGGACTTGTTGCAAATGATTATACTACAGCTCTTAATATTCTTAAAAATACTGATGAATATAGATTTGCTACATTAACAATTCCTGGAATGTACAACAAGGATCATTCAGGTGCTGTTGCAGCAGCAATTGAATTATGTGAAGAAAGAGGAGATTGCTTTTTCATAGCAGATATGGTACCATATAATGCAAGTGTTAGTGACACAACCACAGAAGCGGGTGAATTAAATACTAATTTTGCCGGTACTTACTGGCCATGGGTTCAAGTCCCCTCTGTTGAATTAAGCAGAAATGTTTGGGTCCCAGCTTCTACGGTAATGCAGGGAGTATATGCCTCTAACGATAGATTAGCCGCTCCTTGGTTTGCCCCCGCAGGTTTAAATAGAGGTGGTGTACCAGTAGTAAGAACCGAATATAAAATCCCACAGGCAATAAGAGATACCTTATATGATAACAGAGTTAACCCAATTGCAACTTTCCCAAAAGTAGGTCCGGTTGCATATGGACAAAAAACACTCCAGAAAAAATCAAGTGCTCTTGATCGTATCAATGTAAGAAGATTACTTATTTCACTTAAAAACTTTATTGGTGATACTTCTAAAAACTTAGTATTTGAACAAAACACCACAGTTACCAGAAACAAATTCTTGAATGCTGTTAACCCGTTCCTTGAATCAGTTCAACAAAGACAAGGTTTATATGCCTTTAGAGTTGTAATGGATGAAACTAACAATACGGCTGAAGCTATCGATAGAAATCAATTAGTAGGTCAGATTTTCCTCCAACCAACAAAAACAGCTGAATTTATAATATTAGATTACACTATTCAGCCAACAGGTGCTACATTTAACGACTAAAAACTTAGGTTTAACATATTTATAACAAAACAACAACACAATGGCAATATTAAGTTCAGCAGATATGTTCTATACAGCTTACGAACCTAAGCTGCAAAATAGATTTATATTCTACATCGATGGTATACCAGCTTACCTCGTTAAAACCGCAGATAAACCGAAGTATACCGCAGAAGAAGTGGTTCTTGACCACATTAATGTAAAAAGAAAAGTAAAAGGTAAATCCGACTGGTCTCCGATTTCTTGTACTTTATATGATCCTGTAACCCCTTCAGGTGCACAAGCAGTAATGGAGTGGGTAAGATTACACCACGAATCAGTAACAGGTAGAGATGGTTACTCTGATTTCTATAAGAAAGATATTAGATTCAATACTTTAGGTCCTGTTGGTGATGTTGTTGAAGAATGGATTTGTAAAGGTGCTTATGTTACTAATGCTGAATTTGGATCTGGTGACTGGACTTCATCAACCCCAATGGAAATTAGCTTAACCATTGCTATGGATTATGCAATCTTAAATTATTAAGATTTTTAACATAAAAAATTA